TTATTATGACGTGTTCCCATTAGTGTTGCCATTAGAACCAATATCAGGTGGGTTTATGGGTATGAACTTTCACTATTTGCCACCTCTATTGAGATTTAAACTATTAGAACGTATGCAGGCAAGAGCGTCTGATACAAGATTTGATAAGAATACAAGATTTGAAGTCAACTATGATGATGTAAAGAATGTGAAAATAGTAAAACCAACAATAAAGAAATATTTGTACTCATATGTACAGACAGGTTTTTTAAGAATAAATGCTGATGAGGCTGCAACAGCGATTTATCTACCTGTACAAAGATTTAAAAAGGCGTCTGTAGGACAAGTCTATGCAGATAGTAGGAGATTTATTTAATGTCATTAATTAGTATAGGCAAAAGAATAGGTGACATGGATATACGATTAGGTATACCACCTAGTAAACCACAATTCAGTACAACAGAAACAAATAAAAGATTCTCATATAACAACGTATCATCTAATTACAATTCTGTATTCAATCAATTTAGATCAGGTCTAACAGGTGCTGGTGGGTTGGCTAGACCTACGCAGTTTCTATGTACGATTGATGGACCACAAAGTAAAACATTACCACGTGATTACGTTTATGCTGACCCTACAGGTGGTAAGAAGGCTGCTGCTAGAATGGCAAAGAGTGCTAGATTAGCAGGTGCAATAAAAGAGAATTTACAATTAAGAATGGATCTATTCTGTTCTAACGTATCATTGCCAGGTAAAACAATTACAGATGATGTGAATGAAACATACTATGGTCCTAAAAGAGCGATAGCAAAGAATGTTAGTTTTGAAGAGGTTACATTAGAATTTTATACAAGTGTTAACTATGATGAACGATTATATTTTGAGGCATGGCAAAACTCTATCGTAGATCCTATTACTCACAACGTGGGTTACTATGATGACTACGCTACACCATGTATGATTACGATTACACCATTACATAAATCATTTACAGCAGCTCTTGCTAACTTTGAGCCATCAGGTGACGCAGTAAAAGATAGGGAAAGAATACGTAAGAGTTTAGGTGACTCATCTGGTTTTACGTCATATCAGGTACAGATGTACGAAGTATGGCCTAAAACTATTGCTTCAACACCATTGTCATATGACGCTCAAAATCAATTAGTAAAAACAAGTGTAACATTTACATATAGAAATTATGCTACATCAGCATGGAACTATTTAAGACAAGGTATGGATGTAGAGAATAGAAGAAACAAAAAAAATAGAGAAGAATATAGATCAAATACTACAGCACTACAAACTAACTTTTTAGATAACTTACCATTTGGTATAGGTAACGAGATAGGTAGAGCAGGTAGACAAGTCTATGAAAAGTTAAGAAGAAATTTGCCTATTGGGCGAGTAACGGGAGGGCGTGTGTTCCCGAAAGGTCTGCCAGACCCTAAAATCATACGTGATATATTATATTAAAGGAGTAAATAATGCTTAATTTTATGAAGACGCCTGAACATGACTTGATATTGTCAAACGGTGTGAAGGTAAAGTACAGACCATTTTTAGTAAAAGAAGAAAAGATTTTATTGATGTCTGTAGAGAACAATGTAGAACAGGAGATGGTTAATACACTAATTAAAACTGTTCAAACTTGTGTATTGACAGATGGTATTGACGTTACAAAGTTACCAGTTTATGATTTTGAATGGTTATGGTTAAACATAAGATCAAAGTCAATAGGTGAAACTGTACAACTTAAACTAAAATGTCCAGATGATGAAACACAGGTTGTAGATTATGATTTTAATATTGAGAGTGTAAAACCAGACTTTAGTAAAAAGGTGGACACACATATACCTTTTTCAAAAGATTACGGTGTGATAATGAAAGTGCCTACTATAATTGAAGTGTCGAATAAGAAGACTATTATTGACCTTACAGTTAATTTAATGAGGGATTGTATTGCTCAGATTTACAATGGTGATGAAGTGTTTGAAACTTCAGACCTTGAAGCAAAAGAACTTGAGCAGTTTGTTGACAACTTGACTATGCCACAATTCAAAAAACTAAAAGATTTTTTTGAAACGTTGCCTATCATAAGTCACAAAATAAAATACAAGAACCCTAAATCAGGTGTAGAGCATGAGTTATTATTACAAGGGGCTTCTGATTTTTTTCAGTTACCCTCTTACATGAAAGCCTAGAGAGTTTTTATAGGACAAACTTTGCTTTAATGCAATACCATAAATACTCATTAGGTGACCTTGAAGGAATGTTACCATGGGAGAGGGAAATATATGTTGACTTATTGTTACAACATATACGAGAAGAAAACGAGAAGATAAGAGAAAAACAAAGAGGGAGATAATATGAACTTTTTAAAAAATATGTTAACTACAGGTTGGCTAGGTTTTAAATACGGATGCAAATCATTATGGCATTTTATTGAGGTAGAGATACCTGAATTGATGTCTAACTGGAGACTAGTACCAAGACTATTAATGCTTGCTTATGGTTGGGCATTTTTAGATGTAATCAATTGGTTTATGGCACTAGAGAATCCTAACAACGCACAGGCAGGGTTAGTGTCAGTAGTCGTTGGGGCTGGTGCAGGTTGGTTTGCAATATACGTAAACGGTAAACCATCAAAAGTAAAGAATAAAGAATAATGGCAGCACAAGTCGAATCCAAGGTCTTTAAAAAGGCTTCAGCAGAGAACTTTAAGTCGATTCTAAAAAGACAAAAAGAAGATGAATCTGATCCTAAGTTTGCTATATCTGACTCGTTACAAGAGTACCAATCTCAATTAGAGAGGTCTGCTGGTTACACGAGTCAGGCAAAGTTGAATGACGCACAAATACGACAAGAGATAATCAACTTTGTTATAGACTATTCTGTTGTTGAACTTGACTCTTTGAAAGGTATGGATTTTGATGACGCAAAAACTCAACAACAAACTACAGAAAAAACAATCAAAGAGTATGAAGGTCTATTTAAGAAAGGTATTATTTCAGAGGAAGAACTTGCATATATCCAAGAAACTGTAGGTAAAACGAATGCTGAATTAAAAAAAGTATTAGGGTTATCAACTAAATTATCATTATCATTTAGAGATTTTAAGAAAGAATTAAAACCACTTAAACTTGCTAAACGTATAGGTCTTACAAATGTTCCTATTATAGGCAAAAGAATAGAAAGAGCAATTGAGTCTGAAGAAAGAGCAGAGCAAAGAGGTATATCTGCTAAAAGACAATTGCGTAGAAAAGAAACAAAAGGTTCTTTAAAACAAGGCGATAGCACATCAACAGCTGCAGGTACAAAAGGTGGTAGAGAAGATATAGCAAAAGACGCAACTGCTGGGTCGTTAGGTATGGATCTTATGCCTGATACTGCCGATAGTGGTCTTGCAGATAGTGAAGAGGCAACTGAACAAGAAAGAGAATCAGATAAACAATTTGATACATCATCAGGTTTATTAGAAAAGATTTACGAAGAATCAAAACTTACAAACGAACTATTAGGTGGTAAAAAAGAAGACGATAAAGGTTTCTTTGAGGGCGTAGGTAATGCCTTGTTACCACTTGCAGCCTTATCAACATTAGGTGGTACAATTACAGGTGCAATCACAGGACTAGGTAGTACACTTGCAGGCTCAGTAAGAAGTATGTTAGGTCTACCACCAAAAGCACCTAAAGGACCTGTGGGTGCAAAACCAAAGGTACTTGGTACTGGTTCAGGCACTACAGCAGTAACAAGCACAGGTGCAGATAAAAAAGATTTAAAGACTAAAACAAAAACAGGTTCACTTGTTAAAAACAATCTTAAAAAAGGTGTCAAGGTAGCAGGTAAAGTGGCAGGTGGTGCTGCTAGAGTTGCAGGACGTGTATTCTTACCTCTTGCTGCTGTTATGGGCATGTTTGACGCTGCTAAAGGTGTTGCAGAAGCAGGTGATTTACTTGACAAAGAAGAAGGTGAAGAACTAACATTTAGAGATAAAGCGTCATCAGGTTTTGCTGGGTTCTTATCAGGTTTAACATTAGGATTAGTAGATAAGAAAAAGACTGCTAAGTTTCTTGCAGGCGATAGTGACTCACCATCAATTGCTGATCAACATAATGATTTGGGTCTTGTAAAGAACGATCAAAAGACGCTTGACAAGGTAGAAGAATTAAAGGCAGATAAAATAGAGAAATTAACAATAGGTAATGGTGAGGCTGGTACTATAATTAACAACATTAATAACAGCTCATCTAATACAACAAATAAAACAGAATACGGTTCAACAAACATAGGAACAACAAATCCAGATAGTACAGTTAAAGATCAATCTGTGATGATACCTTAATAAATATTAATATGAAAGCATTTAAAGCACTAACAACACTTATCAACGGCCTGAAGAACAAAGGCAACGTTTTACAAGGTCGTAATATACCATCATTTAGAACGATAGCAAGTAAAGCAGGTGTTATCAATTATAACCCTGGTAATGCAGATTACACATCAACAAGACACTCAATGAGCAATAACTTTTTTGTGTACCCTATAAACCATGAAGACCAAGAGCATTACATGTTATTTGATATTATAGAACGTGTAGCTGAAGAAGGTGGTGCAGGTAATAATAGAAGTGTAGGTAATCAATACTTAACAAAAAGAGCAGATAACCTTAACAAGGTCGTGTACAATGCAAATAGATTTTTTGGTGAAGGTTCTTCTAACATAGGATTCGGTATACCTACAGGTAAAGGTTCTGCTAGAAATATAAAAAATACAATTGCAATATACATGCCACAAACATTAAAATTCAATATGCAGGCAGACTATGGTGCTGAAGAGGTTGGTATGATAACAGGTGCAATGGCAAAACTAAAAGACGCAGTTAATAGTGGTAAATTCTTTGGGTCAGATTTAGGATCAATTACAGCACAATTAGGTAAGGCTGTATCAGGTGTAGGTGCATTTGCCTCTGGTGGTCTATTGTCAGGTACACAGGCTGCATTGCAACGTAGAACAGGTATTGCCCCAGCAGCCATGCAAGAGATGATATTCAATGGCATAGATTACAGAAATTTTAGTTTTACATTTAAATTTACACCACGTAGTAAAGAAGAATCAGATGTGGTTAATAAGATATTACATGCTATCAAAGACGCTATGTTGCCTGAAAGATACGGTGACGGTAGTAGTATTGCAGCCTACAAGGTGCCACATGAATTTGTAATTAGATTTATGAAAGGTACAGCAATCAACCCATACATAGATCAAATAGGATTGTGTGCTTGTACAGGTGTTGATATAGATTATGGCTCAGACAAATTTAGTACACACCCTAGTGGTGATCCTGTGTCAATAGACGCAACATTAAGTTTTAGAGAACTAGAACTAATGGAAAGAAAACGTTACAACGAATTAAGATTGTCAGCAAGCAACGCACCGTCAGCTGCTGAAACAAAGGGGGCTAGATAATGCCATCATATTTTGAGAACTTTCCTAAAATTTACTATGACGCAGTAGGCAAAGGTGATTACAAGTTAGTCACAAACCTATTAAGACGTGTACAGATTAAAGAAGGATTAAGTGAAACGGCTGCTCTATTTGATCTATATGACATAGGTGGTGAAGACACACCAGAGTCAGTATCAGAGCAGTTTTATGGCGATCAACGATATTACTGGATAATATTGTTATTCAACAAAGTCAAAGATAGATTTTATGATTGGCCTTTACCTCAAGCACAGTTTGAGCAATATGTAAATGACAAGTACAATGCACCTAATGGCATACATCATTACGAAGTTGCTCAGTCTTCTGGTTCAACATCTTCATTTGACGACTCACATATGATAGAAGTAAACAGCACCGTGTCAGGTGCTACGTCTGTTTCTAATTACGAGTATGAATTACGAATACAAAATAAGAAGGCAAGGATCAAACTAATCAAACCAGAATTTTTAGAACTGATTACACAAGAATTTAAAACCTTGATAGGAGGATAAGATGGCCGATAAGGCAGCTCCCAAATATGATGACCTGAACAACAGATTCCCTGGCGATTTTAGAGCAGGTGAGATAATACTTTACAGTTACGGTGGTTCGCAGTTAGAAATATCAGGTATGACAGCCGTAGTCAACGTCTACCAAGATTTAGATTCAGCATTTTTATCAGGCAACCTCATGTTCATAGACAGCGTAGGTGCAGTTAATAAGTTGCCTATCATAGGTAACGAGTTTTTAGAGTTTAAATTTAGAACACCTATAGACGCAGGTGGTGATGAAGAAATGAACGCTACAAACCACAGATTTCAAGTATATGAAAAACGATCAGTAAGATCAACACAAAACTCACAGGCTGTTGCCTTATTCTTTACATCAATCGAATCAATACGAAATGAGCGAATACGTGTATCAAAATCATTAACAGGATCATATGCAGAAATGGTTGACAAGATAGTCAAATCAGACAAATCCTTGCTCAACTCTAAAAAAGACCTATTCATTGACCCTACAAAAGGCGTGTACAAATACACGTTTCCTAATTGCAGACCTGCTGAAGGTGTAAGGCACATGACGTTTATGTCAGAGCCAGTCAATTACAAAACACCTGATTATATGTTCTATGAAAACAATAGAGGTTTTCATTTTAGATGTTTAGAGTCATTGTATAGAGAGAGTGGTGACACATCACGTAACAGACCATTTGTTGCCTTTGTAGACCTATTGTCAGCGTTTAATCCTAACTTTAGTACACCAGACGTAGAGTCAGAGTCGCCTATAACTAAACCATATTCATTTTCATTTAACGACTCATATAACACATTAAAAAATACAAGACGAGGCATGTTCGGTAGTGTGACCTATGCACACGACCTAATAGATAAGAAATTTGTAAAGAGTAAATTGACATACACAAACTACTATGAACAGGCATTACACATAGACGCACCGACAGGTGCTGGTGCAGTATATCAAGGTATCATGCCACCTGGGCCTGCTGACTTTGATGATGACTATACAATAGATGATAAATCATATGGTTCAAAAAACAAACACCAGATCAATAGACTACATGCTAGTAAATTGACCAAGGCGTCAAGTGCTGACAATCGTAAGTACATGGATGATTATTTTGCTCGTGTATTTGTTGTACCTGATACTAAATCAAATCACATTTTCAATAGTGAGGGTATGGGATCAGATCCTAGAATGACAGGAAAACAGAATTTATCAGAAGCAACGAGAGATTACTTCTCAATGAATATAGACGTACCAGGTAACTTTACATACAATGTAGGTGACCTAGTATGGTGTGAAGTGCCATCATATAACGCTGCAGATATGACAACAGATAATAAGGTTATGAGAGAAGACGTGATAGACCCATTCCTTACAGGTCGTTATCTAATATCTAAATTACACCATCAAATTGATATGATAGATCAGAAACACACTACAGCGATGACTGTGGTTAGAAACGTATTTGCTAATGATTTACCAAATGCTGATACATTTAAAGCAGGTGCTCACTTTAGATCACAACCTATAGATGTAATCGGGTCAGGTGTAGATATATCAACGTTAACACCTATTAAGAACAAATTAGACGGCAAAATACCGTCACCACAGATTAGTAACGTAAATGACATTGCTAAGAAGTTAGGCGTAGATTTGAATAGTAGTGACATGTCCATCAAGGATGCCGCTAATAAGGCGGTTAATAACGTCCTAAACAGTACTTCCAATAGAGTTTTGATGAACGAACACCTTGCAAAGATCAATAGCACAATACTACAAAGAAAGACCGTAGTAGAGAAAATTGCAGAAAAGGCTAAACTAGCATTAGGAGGCATAAACCTCAGTAACGTAAACAACATACCACCATCAATGAGGGGCTCAATGCAAGGGAATATCAATAGCTTTGTACAATCTAGTATGGTTGCCTTTAAGAAGAACTTATCTAGTGCTAAGAGTTTTTTTAAAGGATTCTTCTAGTATGCTCAAAGTTTATTGCGAGTTTAGAAAAAAATTTCCATATAAGGGTATGGCCACATGAGAGGACACAATAGAATAGACCTACAAACAATGTAAGAACGAACTATTACAAACTTACAAAGGACCAAAGACAATTTGAACAATATGAAAGAAATATACACAAAAAGATCAATGAATATAAGAGGTATCAACGATAGGCCTCTAATAAGTGCTTCGCACCGCGGCGCCTACGCAATCCTTTTAAATACGGATAAATATAAGGAGGTGACCGCTTTAAATACGGTCATTTATGGGAAAAAATAAATGAGTACTACAGATTTTATGGGCAGAGATGGCTTCATCTGGTTTACAGGTGTCGTTGAGGATAGAAAAGACCCACTTAAATTGGGCCGAGTAAGAGTAAGATGTCTAGGTTATCACACGGAAGACAAAGAGGCCTTACCTACTACAGATTTACCTTGGGCACATCCAATGTTGCCAATTACTGCCAGTGGCACATCTGGCATTGGGCAAACTCCCCTTGGCCTTTTAGAAGGCTCGTGGGTGGTTGGTTTCTTTAGGGACGCAGATACTAAACAAGACGCAGTAATTATGGGGAGTTTGCCAGGCAGACCCATTACTACAGGCGCACAGAATTTAGCAGAGGGCCTTGGGTTTAGCGACCCTAATGGCAATTACCCACGTTACGCAGGCGAATCAGATGTTAATAGACTAGCACGGAATGACGCAGATAATCAGAGCATTACGCTAGAAGCACGTAAGACATTTAGAGCGGCCTCTTATACAAATATACCTAGTGCAAATATACTCCCTATCGCAGATGGCATAGTAGATATAGCACAGTCGGAGGGTGATGTATGGTCCTTACCTGAAAATACATATGCAACTGAATACCCATACGGCCATGTATATGAGAGCGAATCAGGCCATCTATTAGAGTTTGACGATACACCAGACCAAGAGCGTATTCTATTATATCATCATAGTGGTACTGAAACAGAAATCACGGCCGAAGGAACAAAGAACGAAGTAAACAAAGATTCAACTCATACGATAACCGAGAAAGACAATAAGGTCTATATCAAAGGGTCCTCTGACCTAACAATCGGTGGTCGCCATAAGATAACAATAAACGCTGATGGTGCTGCTAATAACAATTACGATATACAGGTAGGGCCTAACGCTAATGTCAATATACAAGTAGATAAAGGTAACATTAATATGGCCGCTTTAGATGGTGATATTAATATGTTTGCTAATAACAATATGAATGTAAGAGTAGGTGGTACGTATAAACTTGTTGCTGGTAAGATATTAGAAACATCACAAAGTACAACCACACGTAGCGCTCAGAATGAGTATCACACGTATGGTAACCCAATTGACCACAACTAAAACTGGCTAGGCTTTCTAATCTATAAAAGTAGTAAGTAACATAGAGATATAACGAAGCGGTATTTTATGGTTTTATATATGAGAATTTTTTTCGTGCTATTTTTTGTGTTATTAGTCGGCTGTGTCAAAGTGTCGGTATCATGTAAAGTAGATAATATAGATGAAATCGCATCCGCGGTCGAAGACTGTAAAGAACAACCTAACATGGCTATATCAAAGGAGTTTTAGAAGTTATTACTTTTATACATAGTTATGTTGAAACCCAAAGGAACCATGCTAGAGCTAACAGATAACGCAATAAAGAGATTAACTTACATTGCCAATAAGGCAGGCACTCGTTATGTGAGATTAGACATTAAGGGTGGTGGATGTGCAGGCTTTGAATATAAGTGGAGTACTACGGATACAAGGGAAGATACTGATTGTTTATTAGGCGATATATTAGTAGCGTCTTTAGAATTAGAGATGTACTTATTAGGTACAACGCTTGATTGGGTAGAGGAAGAGTTTAGTAGTGAATTTAAGATAACTAATCCTAATAGTAAAAGTAGTTGTGGCTGTGGGGAGAGTTTTAGCGTCTAGGAACTATCGTTAAAAATTTTTCGCTTTACTGTGCGAATACTTTGATGTTAACTTGTGCGGAAACTATATGAAATATGAAAAAGCAGATTTACCTGTATTAATCTCTATGCCACGTGCTGGTTCGCATTACGTAGGTCATTATATAAGACAAGCATATCTTAAACGAGGTATTGTAGGACCTGAAAATCGTAGTTCGGAGTTTTTTAATAACGAAGACTATAGACAACCTATACAACAGAAAATAAAGTTATTTGAAGATTTAAGAGATAACTTTGGTGTAAATATGTTTTCTATCTATCATGGCCATCATATGAGTCAACATATATCAATGCCTAGTAAACCTCATTACACTTATCTATTTGATTGGTTTAAAGACTTCTATTTAGGTTATACGGTTGTTTTATTAAGACGTAAGAATATATGGAAACACTTTGTATCTTTTACGTTTCATAATATTATTAGAGATGAATTAGACAAGTATGGTAAAGAAAATGAAATAACACATCCTTGGCATTCTATGAATGTTACAGATGATGATGTATTAAAATCAACAATACAAACATACAACATAAAGTTTAAGTTTACGGATGCTCATTTTGAAAAGTTTTTATATTATGTAAGATTTTTTAATGAACATGTAATCAACTATTATAAAGATAAATTAAATGTACATAATCTATGGTTAGAGGATTGTACTCATAGTAAAATGGTTGATATGTTTATACCAGAAGAACGTAAATTAACTTATACAAATCCTTTTGAACCTAGTAAGATAAAGTATTTAACATATTTTAACAATACAATAGAATACAAAGCAAAGTTTACTAATTTATATAATACTCATTTTAAGCCATATGGGTATGAGGTAGATTAAACGCCCACGCTTTTTCATAACACCAAAAACATTGCCAACACCATGCAGTAAAGTCTTTAGTTTGTTTACCTGAACCTACACAAGAACGTGTAATAGGAAACAAGTCTTCCATTAAACCTTCTTCTTTAAATACACCAGCAACAAATCTTTTATTTACATTTATATAAGGTTGATATACGTTATATGTTATATTAGGTTTGTTTGAAACATCACGTCTTGTTTCACCTTGTATTCTTTCTAAATTTTTAGGAGTATAATTGATTTCAGGAAATCTTTCTTTTGCATATTTGGCAAATGCCATACGTATTTGTACAGGTGGGTTTGCTGTCATACCATCTAATCTAATAGGTCCTTTAAATTGACTCATAAATTCAGGTATTAGTTTATCTAATTGTAAAATCTTTGCAACAGCAGTTACAGACATATTGCCATATAACTTTTGATTTTCTAACATACTATCTCTTGCTTTAGGCCACCAGCCACCTACTTCTCTATCGTTAAAGTCTTTGATTGTTATGTCATTTAACTTACCATTAGGAAACTTCTTTTGTAAATATTCAACTATTTCTCTAGCTGCGTCAGCGTCTTTAGGGGCGTTTACGTCATTACACATAAAAGGAAATATTTCTATTTGCGGAAAGTGTTTTAATGTTAAGTATGTTGCTGACGCTGAGTCACAACCACCTGATAATGACATAACTATTTGTTTAGGTAAAAAATCATCATCAAAGTCAATATCTTTTAATGCTTGTTCTTTATATGGTGATTTGTTTATTTGTTCTTTTATATTTGTCCAAAATTCAATTGTTTGATTTCCATATGTTAAGTTCATTT